ACCACAGCACAAGCAAGCCGAGATGTTGGTTTAATTGCAGCAGAAACTCCAATTCGAGCACTAGATGTTACAGGCAAATTTGGAGCACAAGCTAGTGAGGCTAACAGAGCTAGGATGGCTATTATTGATCGACTAGCAAAAGACCAAGATGCTATTAATACTGCAATAACTAATCGAGAAAATGTAACTGCTCCTATGCGAGAGTCTGCATTTGCAGCATCTACTGTAACTCCACAACAATTCCAATCTGCTATCTCTTTAGTTGTAGATGACACAATTAACAACATTCTAAAGACTCCTGCTGGTAAGCGAGATACAGTTATATCAGCTATGGAAGATGCTCGCCAAATGGTTCGTAGAGCTAATAGCCCTGCTGAACTATATGAGATTCGTAAAGACCTAAGAGCAGCAGAGCAAGGACTATTAGACAGGGCAGATCGAGGCGGTGCTAGTGCTAGTGCATTTAAAGCAGCAAGAAATGAGCTAAACCAAGTTATTCGATCTGTAGATGATGTTATTGATTCTGCTGCACCAGGCTATAAAGACTATCTAAAAGTCTATGCACAAAGAAGCAAAAACATTCAAAAAGTAGAAGCAGCACAAGGATTTAGAGGCAAAGTTCTATCTACAATTCCTGACCCAATCAATATTGGTCAGTTTATGATCTCTCAACCTAATTTTACTAGAGCTATCCGAGCAGCACAAAAAGAAACAGATATGTCTCAGATGCAAGTAAAGATACTAGAAAAAGTCGGCAGAGATTTAGATTCTGGAGTGTTAAATCGGTCTGGCAGAGTGCCAGGATCAGATACATTCAAGAATCTATCTACAGCTAATGTCATCGGTGGAATCATCGGCAAACAGATGTTTGGTGAAGTGCCAGCAGCAGCTAATAAGGTGGTAGCACCTCTTAATTGGCTCTACAATGGCACAGATGACCAAATTAGAGAATTATTGGTCGATGCAATGCTAGATCCTAAGTTAGCAGCAAAACTGATGACAAAAGCAACTACAACCAATATTGAACCATTAAGCAAAGAATTACAAAGGAAAGCACTTAACCTTGGTTATGGTGCTGCATTTGGAATAGCTGAATAAGGTATTTATAATTAAGGACATATCATGGCATATACAAAATATTCTCTAACCCCTGCTAATAATAATGCTGCACCTCCAGATGGTGCGCCAGAGGGGATGCTCCCATCCGCAGTCAATGACACCATGCGAGACATGATGGCACAGATCCGAGACTGTGGAGATGGTATCAGAGATGGCACATATACCATGACAGCTCCTAAGATTACAGGTGGATCTATTACTGGTGTTACCTTTACTAGCATTGTAGTAACTGGTGGCTCGATTACAGGCATTACCGATCTAGCAGTAGCCGATGGTGGAACTGGATCTTCTACAGCAAGTGGAGCAAGAACAAACCTCGGATTGGTCATCGGCACAGATGTTCAAGCCTACAATGCCAATACAGCTTTTACAAATACAGCACAGTCTTTCTCTGCTGCACAAAGAGGCTCAATCTCTACATTGACAGATGGCGCAACCATTACTCCTGATTTTGCTTTGGCAAACAACTATTCTGTAACATTAGGCGGTAATCGGACATTGGCTAATCCTACTAACCTAACTGCTGGTCAATCTGGCTCAATCTTTGTTGTGCAAGATGGCACAGGAAGTCGAACATTAGCTTATGGATCATATTGGGATTTTGCTGGTGGAACAGCACCTACTCTCAGCACAGCAGCTAATTCTGTAGACCGAATCGACTATGTAGTTCGGACAACAACATCCATTCATGCAGTCTTTACAGCAAACTACAGCTAAGGTAACTAATGAGTATTATTAATTCTCAACCTCTTATCGGTGCTTCTGGGCAAGGCGGTTACTTCTTATCCAAATCTCTCCGCTTTCGGTCTAGTGCTTCTGCTTACCTTGATAGAACTCCAAGTAGTGCTGGAAATCAAAGAACTTGGACTATTTCTTTTTGGACAAAAATAAATCCTAATGGAAATAATACAGCTATTATTGCCAATAATACATCAATGCGCTTTGGCTCTACTGCTGACAGCAATACAATTACAGTAAATCACAGAGGTGCTGGTGGAACAAACTATTTTTTAATTTCAAACTCAGTATATCGTGATCCATCTGCTTGGTATCATGTTGTTTGGGCTGTAGATACTACACAAGCTACAGAATCAAACCGATCTAAAATATATGTAAATGGTGTTCAAGTAACTTCTTTTAGCACAGCCAATTACCCACCACAAAATCAAGATACATCTATAAATGCAAGTGGAGTTCTGCATTACATTGGAAGAACAAGCACAGTTTATTATTATGATGGATATTTAGCTGAATATAATTTAATTGATGGTCAAGCCCTAACCCCATCATCATTCGGTGAAACATCTACAAGCACAGGAGTATGGATTCCTAAGAAATATACAGGAACTTATGGCACTAATGGATTCTATTTACCATTCACAGATGTAGCGACTACTAGCGGAAGTAATGCTGGACTAGGTAAAGACTTTAGCGGTAATGGTAACTATTGGACTACTAATAACATATCTGTTACAAGTGGCTCTACTTATGACAGTATGAATGATGTGCCTACATTGACTAGTGCTACTACGGCTAATTATTGTGTATTGAATCCGTTGATAACACCCGCTACAACTACTGTTGTTGATGGTAATTTGGGAATGAGTGGCTATACTGCATATTCTTCTGCTACAGGAACAGTAGGTGTTTCTAGTGGTAAATGGTATTATGAATTTATTGCACAAGCTAATGCAATGAGTGGAATAACAGGAACTCCAAATGGTTCTTATTATCCTGGTCAGGCATCAAATTCTTATGCTTGGGATTCTGCAAACACCACTAAATACAATAATAATAGTGGAGCTTCTTATGGGTCTGCTACATCTGCTGGTGATATTGTTGGTGTAGCATTTGACCTTGATAATGGTTCTATTACATTTTATAAGAACAATGTAAGCCAAGGAACTGCATATACATTTACTCCAAGCGGAACTTACTTTCCAATTTTAAGAAATGGTTCATCAGCAAATACATCAGTAAACTTCGGTCAAAGACCATTCGCTTACACCCCACCAACAGGCTTTGTAGCACTAAACACATTTAACTTACCTACTCCTACTATTGGTGCTACTGCATCTACTCAGGCGAATAAGTATTTTGATGTTTTAACTTGGACTGCTACTGGTGGCTCTAGTCGTTCATTAACAGGGTTAAATTTTCAGCCTGATTTTGTTTGGGGGAAAGTTCGTAGCACAACCTATGGACATAACTTATTTGATGTACTTCGTGGTGCTGGCTCATTAAAAGAACTTAATACAAATCAAACGGGCGCTGAAGGTGTAAACCAAAGTAATGTATACGGATATGTAAGCTCATTTAATTCTAATGGGTTTACTGTTACCGCTGGAAGTGATGCAACCATTCCAAATGCCTATTGGAATCAAGGCTCAAACACATATGTTGCATGGAACTGGCGAGCCAATGGCACAGGAGTAACCAACACATCAGGCTCTATTACATCTACAGTAAGTGCTAATACGACTGCTGGATTTAGTATTGTGACCTATACAGGTAATGGAACGATTGGAGCAACGATTGGGCATGGACTTGGAGTAGCGCCTTCCATGCTCATAGTAAAACAAAGAACAGGCGGTTTGGAATCGTGGCAAGTTTATCATTCAGTTCTTGGTGCAACTCAATATTTGCAACTTAATTCAACTGGTGCTGCGGCATCTAACATCAACCGATGGAACAACACCGCACCAACAAGCACAGTATTTACGGTCTATAACGACACAATTAACAATGGAAACACCAACACCTATGTAGCCTACTGCTTCGCTCAAGTCGCTGGTTATTCCGCATTTGGTAGCTATACAGGCAATGGTTCTAGTGATGGTCCGTTTGTGTTTACTGGGTTTAGACCTAGATATGTATTAATTAAAGCATCATCAAGAATTGATGATTGGAAATTAATAGATACTGCAAGAGACCCATACAATCTTTCAACTCAGAAATTGTATCCAAATCTTTCTGCGGCTGAAAATGGCTCAAGTGGTGAAACTGCTTCGACAAACACGATGGATATATTGTCGAATGGTTTTAAACTAAGAACATCAAATTCTGGAACAAACAATAACGGTGATACTTACATCTACATGGCATTTGCCGAATCACCCTTTAAATTTAGTAATGCTCGCTAGGAGAAATACAAATGTTTTTACTTAATGGCAACCCTTTAGCAGTAGATACACCTTTTACTGCCAATGACATCCAATATCCAGCCAACTGGCTAAGACTGTCTACAGCAGAAGAAAAGGTTGCTATCGGCATCACAGAAGTGCCTGATCCAGTTCGAGCAGATGATCGGTTCTACTGGAATGGAGACATCAACAATCCAAAGGCACTAGAGGACAAGCTAGAGACCAAAGAAGATGGAACTCCATTACTAGACTTAAAAGGCAACCAAGTAGTTACCAAAGGTCTAAAGTCTCAGTTTATCTCCCAAGTCAAGGCTCAAGCAGGCTCACTCCTAAATGCTACCGATTGGAAAGTAGTCCGAGCAGCAGAAGGTGGTAAAGCACTAGATGATGCTACTAAAGCAGAAAGGATTGCTATCCGCACTAAGTCTGATGACTTTGAAGCCCAGATTAAGGCTTGCACTACTGTTGAACAGTTAGCTGCACTACAGTTTAATTGGGAGTAACTAAATGTCCGAGGAGTTCTTAGATCCATACAAGTATGGCAAATTAGTAGCCCAAGTAGAAACCATGGAGAAAAAGATTGACACTATGGAAGCCGACATTAAGAAGTTAGTAATGATGGCTGAAAGATCCAAGGGTTCTCTTTGGGCTATTATGGGTGCTTGTTCTGTTTTTGGTGGCTTTGTTGCTTGGTTAGCAGACTTATTCTTTAGAAAATAACTATGATATATGTCCGATCAATTTGGGTTTTTGGAAGGAGCAAAGTCTTTTAGCGAAAGCATAAAGACAGGGAAAGAGGCTGGCAAACTTATTGGCTCGTCTATCGAGGATGTCCAAAAAGAAGCAGCATCTGTAGCACAACAAAAAGCATTAGATCGTAGAAGGCAGTTAAAAGAAGCAGAAGTCCTAAAAGAGCAGTATTTCAAAAGAGCCATGATCCAATGGCAAAAACAAGAAGACATCAGACTAAAAGAAGAACAAGTCAAAAAAGATTTTGTCAAACAACATGGTCAAAAGCGGTGGTCAGAAGTAGAAGCCATAAAAGCAAAGATCGAAAAACAAGAGAAGGAAATAGAAAATGAATTTAGGAAAGATTTGGCAGAGGTTCGTAGAGTCATGCTCATGTGCTTTGCTCTGGCTGCGGTCATTGCTTACTACCTTACTTGGGGTCATAAAGGGTAAATAATGTTTACACTAATCTCTACAGCTTTATCTTTCCTAATGGGTGGTTTGCCTAAACTGCTTGATTTCTTCCAAGACAGATCAGACAAATCGCATGAGCTAGAACTAGCCAAAATGCAGATGGAAAGAGAACTCCAGATGCTAGAAAGAGGCTATGCAGCACAGGCTAGGATTGAGGAAATCCGCACAGACCAAGTGCAGATGCAGACCCAGGCACAAGAAAGAAGTGCTATGTATGCTCATGACATTGAGATCGGCAAGGGTGCAAGTCAATGGATTATCAACCTTAGAGCCTCTGTTCGCCCTGTTGTAACATATCTGTTTGTTTTCTTACTTATAGTTGTAGATGTGGCATCTATTGCATGGGCATGGTCTACAGGAGCAGCATTTATGGAAGCCATCCCTATGGTATTTGATGCCGATGAGATGCAGATCCTTGCCTCGATTATTGCCTTTTGGTTTGGGACTCAAGCATTTGCTAAAAAATGATTGACCATAAAGTCATCGAAATGATTAAACACCATGAAGGTGTGAAATTAAGACCATACCAATGCCCTGCATTACTTTGGACTGTCGGTGTCGGTCATGTCATAGATCCTAATCATGCTCGAATCCCATTGGCAGAAAGGAAGGCTCTGCCTATTCCTAGCGGATGGGATCGGACACTTACGATGGGGGAAGTAGATGAAATTCTTGCTCAAGATTTGGAGAGGTTTGAAAGCGGAGTTAGAAGATTATGTCCTACTGGTCTTAATCCTGGTCGCTTTGGCGCACTTGTATCATTCGCCTTCAATGTTGGACTTGGTAATCTCCAAAATTCTACCCTTCGGATGAAACATAATAGGGGGGAATATGAGGCTGCTGCCGATGAGTTCCTAAAGTGGAACAAGGCGGGTGGAAAAGAACTAAAAGGACTTACAAACAGGCGAAAAGACGAAAGAGCCTTATATCTCTCATAGAATCTTGCCATACTTAAATAAGGTGTTTTTATCTACTAGAAATGCCTTCTTGGATCTGGTGTCTCCTTTTCCAACAAACTCCACATACTGTAACTTGCAGTCAAATATACATTTAAATATATTTTTAACTGGCATGATTACAAACATCTCCCCATCATAAAAAACCCAGTAATCAGCCTGTGTTGCCATTAAACCTGATGGCTTATCATACATCTCAATCTCAATAACAATATTGCCTGTATGTTGGCTTTTTTGGTCTGATTTAACCTCTACTGCTTTGTCTATCTCAGGAATCCAAATATCGTAACCCTTATAGGCATTGATAAGACTTGCAGATGGGTATTTCTTTTGTAGAATTTCTAAGACTCTTTTTTCAATATCTAAGCCTATAGCTAGGTCTTTTTCAAAGCTCATAATGCCACCCTGATCGGAAGGGGGGTGGCACTCCTTGTGAAGGGTAGAGGCATTGCACCTCTGTATGCCGATCTCATTGGGGGTTTAAATACAGCTTACAACATTACCGCAAACTGTGCAGGTAGTAACTTTCCCACCAACAATTATAGTCTGAGTAGTGCAAGCATAAACAGAACCAATTAGTAACATATTTGTTACTACTACTAAAAGTGCTTTTTTCATAATCATTCTCCTTAGAATGGGATATCGTCATCTTGGATGCCACTACTCTTTGGCATCTCATCATTGCCTCTTGGAGTAAATCCTTGTTTCTTAGGATCTCCAATTCGCCCAGATAAAAACTTCCCCTTTTTTCCTTCCTTCAACCAAGCATCAAACCAATGCTCAACTCCATTGATCTTGATCGAACCCTTATAGTCAGGGTGTTTCTCTGTGAGCTTTTTGTCATTCTTAAACAGACTAAAGCTGCCATCTTTCATTTCATAGGTCATTTCTGCCTCGCTTTCAGTTAATGAGCATTTGCTCCGCTTCGATTATCAAATGATTTCTTTATACAACAAGCCTCAAAAAAATCATCTACAGTTACATCTAAAACAATACTTTTGTTTCTTCTTGCCCTGATTCTAAAAGCACCATAATCTCTAACTTCAATGCCTTTAATCCCAGTTCGGTTAGTTTTGAACAATCTTCTATTCAATGCTTGTTCTTGCCTAGAAGCCCAATAACAATTTTCTTTAGAATATCCAAGATCATTGTTTTTTCTTTCGAGTGTCATTCCTTTTGGTGGAATGCCTACATCGCTAAGAAACCTATCAAATGATGCTCTCCAATCTTTGCAGACTGTAATGCCTCTAGCACCATAATTGTAAAAATGCTTATTGTTTGGATTCTCGCATCGCTGAATCATTGCAGCCCAAGTCCAATACAATCTTTTAATTGAGGTAGAATTTTGATTAGCCATTGTTGTATCCCTATTCAATGATGGTCAGAAGTGCCTAGTCAGTTGGTAGCTGCTAGGCATTTCGTCATTTTACACCCTTTTTGGCTAATAATTGCTTATGCAAATCATCAACTTCTTGCAAAAATATTTTTACTTCTTTTTCCATTTCTGCAATATATTCTTCGTCTCTTTCAACCCTAATTACAAAGATTTGTAAATCTTCTGGAACTCTTGGGTCAAAGCTAACAAAATCACAAAACTTAGCTCCTGTGCAAGCCATCTGAGCCATCATTTGAGGAATGTGCCTAGATGGTGCTTTTCCATCCAGTACTGTCTCGATATGGGTGGCAGTATTCGGACACTTGATCTCGATCAATCCTTCGCCCACAACCCCATCAGGAGAGCATCCAAAGCCTTCAATTGTCGGGTGGTCTATAAACCCCTTCTCCTCGACAAAAGTGCCTGTATGAGCCTCGTAAGCCATCCTAGCCTGTGGCTCTGTGGCAGTCCCCCATTCCATCGCTGCATTGGTAAAAGACTCGCCTGGTTCGCCTGTCAGCCTTTGAACCACCAACTCCATCTTGTAGTTCTTACGAGCTGCTGCCTCGCCTGTCTTGATCTTGGCTAATACATCGGCAACCCGACTAGCGGTTACTTTGCCAAGCCTAGCCTTATGCCATTCTTCTGTTCTTTGTTCCATTTCCCCATTCCCCTATTCACTTAATGCACCTTTGTTTCCCTGTGGATCTGCTCCAAACAATCACTTAGAAACTTTACCATAATCTGTGCAACTTCTAAAGAAGTTTCACTACCCTCGATATTAACCGAAAATCGACAAGGCTCTGTCTCGGTAATTATCATTACTGCCTGAGATACTGGTTCATTTTGCATATTTTTTGCTATTGCTAGATTTCCTCATGGCTTCTGCCATAAAGCATCTGCCTTCCCTTTTCATTCTTTGTTGATATTCATCGGTGCAGTCATCACAAATAGAAACCACCTCATCACCCCATCTTTGATAGTATTGCCATTTTTTGTATTCATACCGATTATGGAAACATACTGGATACCATTCATTCTTGGTCATCGTCTGGTGGTGGCTCTTGTGGTTCTCGCCTAATAAGCTGAGTATCGACTCCATCATTTTCAAACTGCCTTTGGTATGCGAGAGATAAAGCATCAATGGCTGCATCCCATCCACAAGCAAAAAAGTGCTCACAGACCATGGACTGACCAGCAGGAATATCTACTTCCTTTAGGGTCTTATAGAATGCTTCCATGCAATGCTTGTTTCTCATTTTATTAACTCCTCTACCCAGGACTTTGATAAGTCCCAAGATACCTTTATTATCGCAAAAGGCAAGAAAAAGTAAATCCCGATCTCGACTAAAGTTTTTGCCACTTTTTCCATGCAACCACTCCTGGCATCTCTGGCTGTTCTACATCGGCTAGAGTCCGATTAGCCAATGCTCGGAACTCTGCCCACTTCTTCTGATACTTCAACTGCTCACTAGCAGGAACATAACCATACAGTTTGCGCCACCGAATGGTAATGTCGGTGCTACTAGGTGTGTAGATATATGTTCCCTCATCTAACTGCCTAGCAACTTTTCTTGCTTTACTGAAAAATTCATTTTCTTTTTGCATATTTTCTCTCCGCTTCCCTTTTTAAACAAAATGCACATTTCCACCGATGGATTGGTTTTAATCTGCTCCCTGTTGCTACCAACTTAAAACCATCTTTTGCCCGATAAACTTGGCAACTATGACACCACTTTGTCTCCATCCCATCCTTCCTTCATATATCCATATTCCGAGGCATCTGCTACTGCTGTGAGCTTTGAACAAACATCGCATTGGTCTATCCATATCCTATGACTCTCCCCATTCTTTAGGGGTCTTAGACCCCATTTCTCTCCACAATCAAAACAAACATTATCAGGCTGCTCATCAGCTAGTTTCACTTAACTGTGCCTTTCTGGTTTCTTTTGCATCATTGACTTTTTTTAATGCCTCTTTGTCCTTGGCAACTTCTTTGTAAGCAGATGCAAACTGAACCTTTAGCTCTGGTAAATCTTTAGCTGATAGGATCTTGGCAATCAACTCATCGGCATTGACAGGCTCTACATCATCCCAGAGATCCTCACCAACATAGAGAGATAAGCCAAGACCATGCAGAGCAATTGCCTTGGCTAGGCATCGCTGCATAGCTGTATTGACTGCAAATGCATCAGGGTTAGGTATCGCCTTGTTCCGATAGTCCATTACTGGTAACTGTGCTGTCATTGACTTGCCAAAAGCATTGACTGTGCAAAACACCATGACAGTCTCACCGAACATTACAGGCTGACCATAAGACCAAGTAGCAGTCGGATCATGTTGTAGCAATGTATCTACAGCCCATGCCCAAGACAAATAAGACAATCCATTCTTCTTCTCGATCTTATCCGAGACATCAATCTTTCTAAGTTCCATATAGTTCGACATTATTCTTCCTCACTAATTAGTTTGTTTTCAATATGGTCATGGACTAGATAGTAGATAGCCCGACCAAACTTTTCCCATTCACCTCTATCAGCATATTGCCTGAGATTCTCCCATTTTTCAAATCCTGCATGAGATGCTGTTGCTTCTAGGAGATATTCTTGGAAGTTATCCAAGTCCATCGGATCACATGGCTTGCCAGGCTTCATGTATTCAGACCATACATATTCTTGCTGATCTGCCATACATTGTTGATCCGCACCACTTTCTAACCAATAGTCATACTTATTCATGAAATCCCCCCAGTTCTATAAACATATACTGCCAT